TTGTCGCCAATATAGAGATCGATGTATTGTTGGAAATTTTTGACGGGTACTTGAACGCCATTGTATTCGACCTTGATTTTCTTTGCGGAATGATCGGATACCGCGGCAATATCAAATACGCGTTTCTTGAGGAGCGCAACCATATCCTCTGTTAGACCAGGCACGCGGAACCTTTCATAATCGGGCATAAACGATACTTTGGTATAAGGTTTCGTGGTCTTCACTTTGGTAATAACCGGTTCTCCAATGATATCAAGATTGTTTCGGAACTCCTGGACATACTTGAGCCCGCGAACGTGATCGACGGTTTCGACGCGACCATAGGTCGACCAGATAAGAACAAGCTTGAATCCGAACCCGTTCTTGCCACCGACAATACGTTTTTCCTCCTTGTTGTAATTGGTTGAGGTCCGTAGGTGGCCAAAGATCATTTCGGGGATCCAGATGTCGTGCTCCGGATGTTTGGCAATATCGATGCCGTTGCCGTCGTTTTCCATAGTAATGAGGCCGCTTTCGTCGATGGTCGTTTGAATATAGGTGCATAGCTTTTTATCGGGACTCGTCGATGTAATCATACGGACCACGTGATCGCGGCAATTCACAATGCCTTCATCAAAGAGTTTGTAGAGCCCGGGAACGTATTCGATGGTTTTAAGTACAATTTTGTTTGTCTCGTTGTCATAGACCCACATCGACGCATCCACATTTTCAACGGAGCCAATATACGTATCTGGATTATCAAGAATGTGTTGTTTGTCGCTTTTTCTCTGATATTGCTGGGCAAGGGCTGTATCCTCTTCATTCATAACTACATTCGTTGCCGCAGGAGCTGCATCATTGGCCTTACCTTTTGTCGCCTTTGGCTTAGACGCAGTCGCCTTTGGCTTAGATGCAGTCGCCGTTGGCTTAGATGCAGTCGCCGTTGGCTTAGATGCAGTCGCCATTGGCTTAGACTCAGATGGCTTGGACATTTTGTTATCGAAGTTGTAAAACTTATAATAAGATAAATCGGTATCTTTACATTGTTTGTTATGTACTTATAAAATCAATTTTATGAGATACATACCCTACTGATATGGGAACATATACCCTACTGATATGAGAACATATACCCTACTCGTATGGGAACATATACCCTACTCGTATGGGAACATATACCCTACTGATATGGGAACATATACCCTACTGATATGGGAACATATACCCTACTCGTAAAAATAAAGTATAAAAGCTAGTTATTATTATAAAACATAAATATGAATATGACAAGCGAATTCCAAAGTGTCATCAATACACGATATCCATCCCCCATTTTGTCGAAAATATGGTCGCCCGACAATCGAATCAGAACGATGCGTCAATTATGGATTTACTTGGCACTTGAACAACAAGCATTGGGTATTACAACAATTACCAAGGAAGCGATTCAAGAATTAATTGATCATCGCGATATGATTGATTATGATAAAATTCAGTATTATGAAAGTCGGTTTAATCATGACATTATTGCGCATATACACGCGTATGGGGATCTTTGTCCGAATGCTAAAAAGATTATACATTTAGGAGCGACAAGCAATTATATCAATGACAATACGGATTCTATTTTAATCAAAGACAGTATTGCCATCATTTCGAAAAAAACAGAACTTCTTCTTCGATCACTAACACAGAAATCGATGGAATATGCAAAAATTCCGACGATTGCATATACTCATTTGCAACCTGCACAATTGATAACCATTGGCCGACGATTTGCAATGTGGTCCGAAGATATTTTAATGGACGTATGTAATCTGGAAAACATTAGAATACCGTTTCGAGGTATAAAAGGCACTGTGGGAACGGAAGATACCTTATTAAAATTATTTAAGGGAGATTCAACCAAATGTAATCTATTAAATGATCGATTAGCGGAAATATATGGTTTCAAGACACGAATTGCTGTTTGTGGTCAAACATATTCACGTAAATACGATGTTGAAATAATTCATGTTTTAAGCACCTTATGTCAGAGCATATACAAAATAATGAATGATTTAAGATTGTTATCTGGAAAAATGGAGGTATATGAATATTTTGGTAAAGAACAAGTGGGCTCTTCGGCAATGCCTTATAAGAAAAATCCGATAACGTGTGAGAAAGTATGTTCATTATGTCGTTATGTAATGAATCAAGAGCAAAACATGAGTCAAACATATATCAATCAGTGGTTAGAAAGAACATTGGACGATTCATCCATAAAACGAATCATTTATCCAGAATGTTTCTTATTGACAGAATACATATTAGATACGAGTATATTGGTCATTACCCATTTATTGTTTAATATGGAACACATTGAACTGCAGGTTAAGAACCATATGGTAAATGTTATTTCAGAGGAAATCATATTGAAAGGCGTAGAAATGGGTTATTGCAGGCTAGACATACACGAAAAACTACGTACAATACTAACACTAACAAATCATTCCTCGTATGAACATTTGTTATCTGATTCAACAATAGCGGAAATCATTACTAGACATCATATAAGTTTCGATCCAATAGATTATATTGGAAGAAGCATTCAACAATGTGAAATGGTACAAAAACATGTTGAATAATATGATCCGATCCACTTATTTTTCATTTTTATGTAATGCAATTGTAAAATTATATTATATCTTTCTATATACTATAACTATATTTAGGACTATGAAACGACCTGTTCGAGGCGAAGATGGATACTACAAAATTGATGGCAAAAAGTATAAGGAACTTTTCGGCTCGCGTATCCAAGTTTGGAACGGAACCGCGTACAAAACTGCAGGTGAGCTAACCCGTAAAAACCTTGTTATGAACAAGTGGAACCGTATTGTTTCTGCAAAGAAGCACAAGACCGCAAAGAAGGAAAAGCGTCTTGAGAAGTATGGCTATTATGCCAAGAAGGGACAGTTCGGATATGTTCGTCGCGGCGGAAAGAGGACCCAGAAGAAACGCGGTGGCGAGGCTGCCCTATTAAAGGATGCTTATGGCTCATCTGCGCCTACTGATCCCAACGCGGCGGCTCCTGCGAATGAGACAAAGTAAATAAAGAATAAGAATAAAGAAAGTAAATCCAATAAAACAGATCGATGTATAAATAGATAAATGTATAGATCGATGTATTATAATATAATTATAAGTTGATAACTTCATAACTTCATAACTTCATAACTTCATAACTTCACTTATGGAGTGTTAGCAAATAAAGGAATTGGTTAATGTCGCCCAAGATCTCGTCGCGAATATTCATTAGATCGCTATCGGTATGCTGACTCAAATGCATATTCATGTTGATAAGAAACTCGCGGAATGCATATATTTTTTCCTTAAAATCGCGAATATTACTTATATCCATCAACTGAATATTGTCCTCCAACATCTTGATGCGGGACTCATCTTTGCCCATTAAAATCTCAATAAACGTATCCATGTGTTCATTCAGTTTCGAATATAGATCGTCGGTCGCCTTATGTTCTGCATATGAGTGTGTTTTCCAGTGATATAATTTCACCATGTTGAGAATTTCCAAGAATGTTTTCACAAACAGATTCTTGTCGCGGTTGCTATGTAGCTTACGCATTGTTTTTCTCATTTTGCGAGTGGATACCTTGCGAGTGCGATATTCTTTGCGAGATTTCTTCTCTCTCCTGTCCTTTTTATCCCTTTTGGATTGCCTTGCCGCCATAATAGTTATATCTATGATATATATGATATATCAATATTATATTCTAAAATCAAATGAAAAATAAGAATCAGAATGCGAAATCAGAACAAGAATGAGCGAATGAGACATGAGACAGAAGAACCGAACATATCTCATATTTCAATAAAATTGAATAAATAAACGCGTTCGCAATATAGGATATAAAATACGGACAACCCATAAACCACATCAACTAAAATCTCCTAAATTAATAACTAAAAAATACGAAAATAATGAATAACAGTCCCCTATTTACTCGTTATTTGTATATAAAAAATGATATTGTATGGACTCTCTTTTACAATATTGTTTGGGGAGACTTAGATCAAGCGCTTTTTTGGAGTTATGAACTCTATTATTCTGGCTTTCAAGAGGAGGCGTTCAAAATTCTGCGATTTATATACACGGGTTGTTATAAACACATGAATCCATTACGCATTTCATTGTTTCTTGAAAACATATATTCACAATGGAAAGAGAACCCGTCTCAGGATTGGCTATTGGCGACCTATGTCGCGAACATGATTTATCGGAAACACGATTTATTGGGCTTTATTCAGAAATACGATGCGTATAATTATGAACGGGAGCTGGAGGCATCGGATTTACCTCCTGTCCGCGAGTTGATAAAACAGAGGAAAATCATATATGTGCATTATTCGGAAAAAGACATCGATAAGTATAAGACAATTCTTCCGTCAAATAAGGTGCCTGTCTCAAATATACTGAATACTGTAAAAATCTATGTTCCGCGGAGCGATGGTGCTGAACATTGTGCTCAATTACGTGAATCCGAATTAACGCCTTATTTGGATATTCCGTATTCCAGGGAAAAAATAGATGAAATGCAAATGGATGGGTCATGGTTATATTATGCAAGCGCAACGCCTTTGTGGGAACAACGTATTCAGTCTTACAAGGGAGTTCCAAACCACATTACACATCGTATTGAATTCAAGAGTGAAAACCTCAAAAATGGATTTTACTCGAAATACGGATATTATGCACATTAAAGCTCTATGTATTATAATTTATATCATGCAATATAGATGATATGAATGATACAATAATGAATGAAAATTAATAAATAAACCGTTTATGTGTTTGCATGTTTAAGCACTGTATATTCGGATACTTTTCTTGAATTTTTTCTTTGATGTAGTTGGCGACGATTTCTGGGTTTGTCTTTCCACATGTGAATACATCTAATGCCAACAAACCCCGTTTTGTATAAGAATGACATGTTATGTGGCTCTCGTCAAGTAATATGACAGAGGTGAATCCCTCCTCTGTATCTTGATCGAGCATAATCATTTTCGAAAACATATTGCGCATACTCGTCTGTTTGATGCTGTCATCCATAGTCGCATGAATGTATTTACAACATTCTTCTAAATTATCGTCGTAAAAGTTGATAAAGTCCATGAAAACATGGTTGCCCCTGTGGTTTTGGTTCATATATTTTTTATTATATAAAAATAATCGTAATAATGAACTAAAACCATAAATGGCCGCTGCAACCCCATAATTTTATAAATCGACGAAAAATCGACCGCTGCATAAACGTTTCAAAATAATTGTCCCTTTTTACGCCGAATCCACTCATAAAACGGCGTAAAATTGTCCCTTTTTACGCCGTTTGTCCCTTTTTACGCCGGATTTCCATTTTTTTCAAAAAAAAGTTGTGCAGCGCCGTCGTTTTTTCAAAAATGCGATTCGCTGGTAAATGCAGCGACCTCAAAAAATCCTGTTTTTTCAAAAAACTTTTCTCCAAAAAGTGAAAAGTGGACATTTTAAAAATGTCCAAAAATCATTTTTTCAAAATACTTTTCGATAAAAAAACACTTAATGAAAATTTCCATACTATAAATTGTAAAAAGCCGGACACCCCCTGACTGGATAATATAGAGTTTTATAGATAGATGCAAATTGGGCGACACGAAAATGCAGTGTAGAACGCATATTATATAGTCATCCGAAAAGATATCATGTATAAATATAAGGATATAAATAAATTAAGGAAAGAATGAAATATAATGACAATGAAATACATTATATAGATTACAATAACTATATGTATAAATTTGAAAGAAGCACACCCTATTTTTATCATCATCCCGAATATGAACAATCCAAGGAATCCAAGGAATCCAAGGAATCCAAGGAATCCAAGGAATCTTCAGTTTCAGCATCCGCCTCCAAGCCCCAATCTTCCGATACCCTAAAGACAACCGAGAATAGTACGACCTTAGAGAATAGTACGATACCCTCGGTAAATACAAATACGTATGTTATGGTGGAGGAAACCAATCCAGAATCTCCCAAACATTTCAATATATATTATCCTTCATTCATTATCGACCCGTTATCCTTGATAGTGAAACTTGCGATTGTGGGGAAAAAATCTCTGAAAACAAAGATTTCAATTATGAATAACAATATTATTATTCATGAGCCTGGAATCTTCCAGGGGATTGTAAGATATTACAACAATTCTACAAAACAGGACCTTCATTATTTACAGAGTCCCATTGAAGTCGCATGCATTAATTACATTATTAAAAAAAAATATGCGCTTCAGCAGGATCTGATTGTATCGTTATTTAAAAATGCAGTCGTCGGTTTGGAAAAATTGGCCGAGACATATAAACAGGATTCTATGGTGGTTTTATGCATCAATCATTACATAAATATCATACATAATTCGATCAGTATAAACTCGTTTATTGCAAATAAAGATAATACTTACGAAAAATATTACAACGATATTTTCATCGAAAAAATGGGTAAAATATGGTCATTTGAAAAAATCGACGTCGTTTTGCGTCTAGCCGATTGTATAAGTAAGCCTGCATCGAATAGCACCGCCATTCGAAGCTTAGAAACATTCATTGAAAGTATCGATGCTGATGTACATAACATATTGAAAAACGATTGTAGCGATATGGTATAAATGGTATAATCGAAACGTTTATCGTCCCGCTATATTATACAGAATAAATAAATAACTTATGATATAGGTTATTTATAGATTGAATGATAATTATAATTGTTATAATTGTTTGTGGTAAGAGTACATGGAGTATATGGGGTCTATACTAGTAGATATGGTTTATTTTATTAACATATAGTTATTTAATTTGGCTCGTAGGTCGGCCGTTGCACTTTTCAATATATTTGTTTTGGTTTTTAGATTATCATTATAATTTTTAATCGCTTTCAGATCATCATTATTGTTCATAGCAATGGTTACACCGTACTCGCAAACCTCGTTCCAGTTATCAATGGTATCTACTGCTTTGGATATAATATTTTTTTCCTCAGCGGATAATTGGGAATCAGGCAAAACATTATTATCTGAGGGATTGACAAAATGTGTAATGTAGTTCATAGCACAGTTGATCTCGCCCATTACACTGTTTAACACAACAGCAGTTTCGTGCGCTGTTTTCGGGAATTGTATGGTCGTGGTAGCCAAAATCGTCTTTTTGAATTTACCAAATGTTTCGGACAGTATCCATATTTTTTCAAGGGCGCTAACAATTGCTGTAAGGAAAACACTATCATTAATAATATTGATGTTCTGCAGACGAAGGGTAAAACTCTCGAATAACTTGCTGAGGTCTTCTGCAGCCTTGGAAAATTCGTCGAATCCCTCGACATCCACATCTAATTGAATTTGCTTTGATTCATTTGCAATTTTAGAAGCGGCTCTGAATAATTCGGAATAATCATCAATGGTGCCTTTTCCGTGGAAATCGGTGCAATTTATTTTGCTTGCATAGTCTTTAATCTGATTCATAAGCTGGGTATTTACGACACCCACGTCTTCATATACATTGATAACCTGGGATAAATTTTCTGTAATATTGGGGTCGTATTTGTCTGGTTCCGTGGATATGAACGTCGTGTTAATAAAAGAATTGGGGTTATTTTCTGAAATAACTTGATGAATCTCCAATCCAGGTTCAATGATTGTTATGTTCGATGGTACAGATACATTATTGGAGGTCGAGTTGGAGCTCGAGTCGGAGGTATTACTTGTGTTGGTTTGTTGATCGGAATCGTTGTGGTCGTCGTTTTCTGAGTTATCGTCAGTCATGATTATAATTATAATATTAACATATATTTTATTTTCACTAAAAAATAACTAAAAATAACTAAAATAAAAATTTCAGTTATTTCCTAAATATACAAAATATGAACTTTTATAGATCTGCTTGGAACAATCACTTTTCAATCAAAAATACTATCCCCACTCGAAATATGCTATCAACCGCGCGACTTTAATAAATAGAGCGATTAACGTATCTTTCTTGTTTTCCTATTACAGTTTTTGCAATCATCAAAAAGTCCCACAATAAATTTTCCCTCTTTTATTTGCTGGATATGTTTCTCGCTGATCGACTTTTTAACGCTACTTATCTTTTTGCCGCCTCTGTATTTGGTTATTTGTTTGTATCCTTTTCCTTTTTTCACAGATACATTTCGAACTGTTTTTATACCACCCACGATTTTTGTTTCTTTGCAATCATAATGAACATCGTTTTTTGCCTCGGCCATTTGTTTTGTTTATTGGAATAAGGATATACATATATCTAGAAAATAAACTGTATTATATAATATATAATATAGGATGGTCATTGATATCATTGTTCATTTATTCCATATTATTATTGTGGGCGCATTATTTCTATATGTAGGCATGCACCGAGATATGCTTGACCCAACATGGTTTAAAGTACTGTTTTATTTAGGTCTATTTATTGTTGTCTATCACTTATTCAAGGTTTATGGATATTGGGTTGCAAGTAGAGGATTCTGGGTAAATATAATTCATATATTGTTTGTAGGGCCTCTTCTTGTCTATATCGGATATTACGGAAAAGATACATCTAGAAAATATTTCGAACTCATTCTGATGCTAGGTTTTGCATCCATCGGATATCATCTTTATTATTTGATTGTGTAAATACAATATATGTTTCATATGTTTCAATGTATGATAAATACTAAATTTAGCATACACATAGAATACAGTCGCAAACCATAATAACTAACAAAAAAAACAAACAAACTAACAAACAAACTAACAAATAAACAAACTAACAAACAAACAAACTAACAAACAAACAAACTAACAAACTAACTAACTAACATATTTCATTTACCCATTTTCGTGTAATAACTGCTTTCACGCTCTGAAGTGCGCCTTCTGTCCAACCTTGATTTCGGCTAACCACTTCTCCCACCACAACAATTCCGGTTTGCGGATGTTGCGCTTGTTCGATGAATTCTTCGCGACTTCGGTATAATTGTTTGTTGAGCGGTTTATAATAATGGGTTCCAATGGGCCAATAGTAGTCTTTAATCGCAATAATATGCAGGGAATTCTCCTGAATTCCAAGAGACTTTTCCAATAGCATTTCATATAATTTCCTATTTTTTTCATTATTCTCCAAATAGGGCTTCAGCTCCAATGCGTTTTTATTGTCATTATAGGCAATCATATATACGCCTTTATTTGCATCCATTGGAATGATTTTCTGAAGAGGGCCTGGCAAAAGCGTAAATCCCTTCACATATTCTTTTAGAATAGGTATGGATTCCTTATTGAATTTCGCATAAAGTCGCAGAAACGGCTGCCCTTCAATATCGTTGTAAATCGGGTTCGGCAACAAACTGCGAATCCCGGTAATCGTTGTCGCGACAATGACTCTGTTGCACATATATTTACCTCCATTTTCGGTTTCCACCAGAAACTGACACGGATTCTCAGCTACTTTGCGAATGGATGTCGCTTTATTGGAAAATCGAAAATGTTCCTCGCCAATATGGTGATACAATTCCATGACCAAGCGTTTCCATGGCACCGAAAATATTTTCCAGCAGCACGTGTTGTCGTCGATTCCATAATGATAGAGTGTTTCATACGCATCTTCATTCTCATAATCACTATATCCCGAAGACAATACAAACTGTACATACATATCCATACCAAGTATATGGGTCGCGTACTGTTTAAATGTGAATCCGCGATCCTTATATTTGGGATATTCCTCCCTCAACCGATATATTGTGTTCATAATATCAATCTCCCGACGAATCAGTGCAGATTTTTTCGGATTAAACATATATTCGTGGGTTTCTAACTGAAACGTCTGCAGAAGCTTATACAAAAGTTTATCTTTCGCTTTTCGTCCGACCCCTGCTCCCGTCATTATTTCGGTTCCATAAAAATGATCGTTGCTGGTTCTCCCGCCCACCCAATTTTTTTTGTATTTTTCTAAAATCAAAAAGGATGTATCGGGAGAAAATTGTTTGATTTGATAGGCGCTATATAATCCGGCCATGCCGCTTCCGATAATAACAATATCTACATCTACGTGTTTCATGAATAAATAAAGAATATACAATCCTATATTTACTTGTTAGATTAGATAATTTATTGCCGAACGTTCGTTCAATTCAATTCAGCTTAATATGAAATAATAAACGGTTTGAAATACTTGAGTGAATGGGGATCCTTGTTATCAATAACAATGTCAAATAATTCGCAAAAGATATCTGTAAGTTTGCATTCTCCCAATGTTCTTAAGTTGAAATTAGTTAATTTTAGTTAATTCATCTAAATATCCGATCCGATCCGATCCCGATCCAGACCTGTATGGAAATCGGCCGATTACACTCGATTATATCATGATTTATTATCAAGGATAGATTGATAATAAAAGAAAACATTTCTATATTGATTGGGTTTCTGTTCGATTATTTTTCACCACCATTATTATTTTTACATATTCTTTCCAATACTTGAAATTTCTCGGTTGCAGTCGAACTGCATCCAGGATTTCTATCTGGATGAAATATTTTTGCCTGTCTAAGATAATCACCTCTAGACATGCAATCTTGGGGTTCTTTTTTTGCAGATGGACAGGTTGGGTCGTATGAATCGGTTGCATCGGTTGAATCCTCTTCCTCAACTAATATGGTTCTCCATTCGATAACTTTAGGCCCTGCATCTTCACTGCAGTAGGTCATATTCTTGATTGTTGAATACCGCTGGGTAAGTATATTTTCATCCATCTCCATAACCTCGTATTTCAATCTACGCAAATTTTCGATTTCCGGATTCAATTCATCCACCTGCATTTGAACCGCGGTTTGTAGAATATTAGGGTTTCCTTCCTTTTTATATTGCATAACGAGCGATTTGATTGCATCGATCAATTTATACACCTGTTCCATTTTTCGTTTTATCAATTGTTCGCGAACAGGATCCTTGATCTGTTTGTCATATGTATTCTTGATGCCCATATAGAACCCATGAAAATCGTTGTACTCCTCCATGAGTTCATTGAATTTATTCAAGGATGTCCTTTCCGATTTATATTTGAAAATAGACGACAGTTTTGTGTAAATAACCAGTTCTTTGATATCTTCAATAGAATCTTTCACATAAAGAATATAATTGTTTGTATCCCAGCAAGTGCCTCGATACAATTTAATGTTTAAAGGACAGGGAGATTGCGCATCCCCGCACGTCGCAATATAGTTATTATTCTTAATTGTAAATATCGAACCAACAGGACGTTTGCAGGATACACATTTGGGTAAAACCGCGGCGACCCGAGCGGCGCGACCTTTTTTTCGAAGACCCATTAACTTTGCAACCTCGTATGCATTTTTACGTGCATATTTGAACTCGGTTTCATACTCAGATTTCAATTTCATATATTTTTGAAGTGCCTCGTAATAATCGATATCAGTCTCTTTTGCGCCCCCATTTACTGGAGATCCGCCGTGAATGTCCGAATACTCGTTTTTAATATACGGATTATTCTCGCATTGAAAATCTATGACTGAAGGCGGGAGACCCTCGATAATAATCGTTTTGTTATTTGAGCAGTGTAATACTTCCAATACAGTGTTGTTTTTCAACACAAGTTTGGATATATTATTGTTGTTGCAATACAGTTTTTTCAGATTCTCGGGAGGCTCAAGGGATTCAAGCTTGTTATACGAGACATTCAATATATCTAATGATGTATTGTTGGTTAAATCTATGTTAGTTATATAGTTGTGCGCGCATTCCAATTCACGCAGACTCTTTGGAAGATCATTTAATTCGACCAAATACTGATCATTTATTTTCAATACCTCCAAATTTTTGGGGAATCCAGAAACACTTGTAATCTCTCCCTTTACAGCAAAGATAATCGTCTTAATTTGATTAAATCCAAACACGGATAATACCGAAAAATTAATATTTCCATGCAACGGACGATTAATTTCAATACGATCTATGTTGGGATTGCGGGTAAGAGTCTCTAAAATAGTTTCAAATTCTTTCTGGGCAGTATTATGATTGGTTAATATATCATTGCGTCTTTCCAATATTATATTGCTCATAGGAGATCAATGAATGTATGTATATATTGTATTCATACATTCTCTTGCTAATTTAACTTCATCGATAAATGATTGATTCTCATTATTGAGATAGCATACGTGTATAATAATCTTCCTCGGGAAGAGGAAGCTGGGATATATTGGTCGCTTTTGTATGTAAATTGCTTCCCTGGTAAAATCGGATTTTGGACATGATATATTTTTGATCTTCAATCATTTTTCGATGTTTATCATATTCGGTGGGTTTTCGTTTATACAAATAATAGAGGGTTGCGCCCACAAAAAAGATAAATACTAGAAATACAGAAACATTAAATATGCGAGTGTAGGTTGTTATACGAGTATGATGGCACTTTTGTAAAGACATGCATAAATAGTTTTTCGATGAGGGATCCACCAAGTGGGAAATCGTCGAATCCATCTATTATTTAACTTGAATGGTGTTATAATATATAATATATGTGTAAATAGATACATCTATCCGAACAAAATCAAATACGATATTGCTAAATAGGATAGCATTCCAAGAAGAATGGCAAATACCCATGCGGGCAATACGGTTTTATGTTTATAACCAACGCCAAAGGGGCGAAATCCTCCCTCCTTATTGTATATCAGGGAAGGTTTGATAACATGTAGTATTCCAAATAATACCAGAAATAAGAGGATCGCAAAATGAACCTGGAATGTACGGAGAAATGGCTTGCTAAAATACATGAATAGGATGTTGTGGATATCTATATATTATTGTAATATATGAACAAAATAGATTCGGATTTGTTCAAATCTCCCGAGGTACATAAAATAAAAAGGGTTTTTTATTCATTTTACCATTTGATTCACATAAAATAGTATGTAAATCAAATACTTTCTCGTATCCTTATTCCTCGTATCCAAAATCGCGATCCACGTCCTCCGCGTAATATGTGCCATTATAGTATTCCTCATCGAGTCCAGATATATCCACTCCCTCTGCATCATACACTTTGTCAGTTTCTTCGGCATCCATTCTTTCCAAATCTTCTACATCGAATGCAGGTGCCTCGGCATTTTCAAACAAACTCGCATCGGCATCCATCTGTTCCCTCTCATTGTCATACGCCGTTTTATTGTATTTGAATAGAGAGGTTTGATTACCAATATTCCATCGTCCCAATTTATGTTTCTTAAGCATCTTCTCGATTTTGGGATCATTATTCTCGGTATCTTCCAACAAACGTATGATCGCCTGTTTTTCCTGCTCTTTTGTCTTTTTCATCGAACGCACAATATCCTCGTATTTCTTATCGATCATTTTCTTGTCTTTATGCTCGGTTTCAATACAGGATATTAAAAAGGAGCAAACCGCGTTCTTCAGTTGCTCTTTATCTCCCAACACAATATCGTCGATTTCGGTAATATATTCCTCGACATCTTCGTCGATTCTTTCCACAATGGAACTCATAGATTCGTTTCGCATTTCAACCTGTTCGCGATTTTTCTCCCTACGTTTGTTTTTTGAATACACAAGATCCATACTTACAATATCCGGATCATCGCTCATTTGAATATACTCATATACCGTAGAATACCAGCAGTACATGAATAACATGTATGTAGTATCCTTCCGGAAAAGAGCGTGAAATGTCTCCCCGTTTTTCACAATGGGAGATTGTACGGGAATCAGTTTCGCAAACATATCCAAATCATTTGCCCAGGATTTCACATTTACCATGAATTTCGTAAGCAGTTCATTTTGACGGTGTTTGTATATATCCGCGTTGTATTTCTCTATTTCGTTGCGAATGTCAGCAAAATGAATATTCGAAAACCCCCAGTATATCGACAAAAAGGTATGGGTTTTATTTGAAATCAACATTTCCGGGTACAGTTTGGTCATATTGTAAATCGAATTCTTGATGAATCCAGTTATTTGGAAAAGAGAATTCGACGTATTATCGTCAATATTCCATGTGAATAGATTTAATATATGATCCTGTATTTTGTTATACTGCATATTCGAAAGATTCCCGTAGTTGTTCATGTATTCCATAATTTTCTCATGCATTTTGGTGTTTGCCTTGGACAAATATTTGCGAAGCATAACAGTCGCCTTTGCGAAATCGGTCATTTCAACGTCTTTCTCATGAACCATAACATTTGGATCATATGCAGCTAATACAGCACGCAGCCTTTTACGCAGTGGTTCCTCAATAACCGATGAATTTTGCTGATCCATGTGTTCAAGGAAATCCAATAACATGGATACCTGTTTGATCTGTTTGGGAGGCACCATGTGCTGAACATTTCGAGAATTCACTATATGCATCAGGCTGGATAAATCCTCAGAGGTATATTTTTTGCCGTTTTTCTTCATGAACTCGATTTTTTCCTCCAAGGACCATTTTTTGTCATATCCGGCTGGCTTCTCCCGACATACAATCAGCAAATCGTCAGGGATCGGAATATCAGTATCTAAATTGCAATAATAGATGATTGCCTCATAGATGTTTTGCTCCTTTTCATAGAAATTATCGTTGATTGACGGATATACAATCTGTGTATTCTCCTTATTGAATAAGTAGGGAGCATTACTTAATGCTTTGATGTTTTCGGAGAACATCTCGCTCTTTGCACTGCGTTTCACATAAAGATCCACATTCTTATTTTCGGTAATGAAATATTTCAACGGATTCAGTGCGTTTTCCGCATTATTGCAGCAGGCATTCTCCAAATATGGTATCTTGGACATTGTTTTCATGAGTACATCTTTGGATCGAACATTTTCATTAATAAGTTCTACAATACCATAGGTATGTTGTATGATTTTGCTCTTATATACCTGATAATGCGCTTGCTGCAAATGGTTTCCTTTTTGAATAAGTTGTACCGTTTCTGCATCAAACTCTTTGGTGGTTCCTTGTAAGGAAGATGCTACTGAAATCGGAATCATGGGAGGTTGAAATTGCTTCCAGGTTAAAGAAATATCGTGGTCCTCGGGAACCGATTCTTCGGGGTGAAGAATCAAGTATTCGCGTTTTCTAACAATCATTTCCGCAATTTCATTTTTGGGGACAACATAGGATTCCAGGAAATCGCGAATTCGTTTTGCAATAATGCCGTCCGTTAGTTTTTCCATAGAGTTCCATGGAGGAATCGAACTCTTTGTTTTCGCAATAATACACGCGAGATATTTGATTCCAGATACGTTTTCGATCCCGGAATCTAAAGGATATCCACCAAACGAATATATGCATCCAGGGAATGTTTTGCGAGGACGGATCGATACCAGGGATGTTTGCAATGAAACAAGTATAAAACTCGCGACGCAGGTTATCAAAATTTGATTGCGGTATATGATATAAGGCGCCGATACTTTTCCCTTTTGTTTTTCGATCTTTTCGGTGCGTTTCTCATAGGCGGATTGAGACAAGACAATATCCTTGTTTTGGATGAGTTCAAGCGACGATCGCAATACAAATTCCTCATGATCAAACGGATCTATACTCATGTTTGCGCACAATATATGAAATACGTTATAGACGGTTTGACTCAATTCGTTTTCAAAAACCTTGTCGTGATCCTTCTTGGAAAGCACTTCGGAAGCGACCGCCGCAATATCTTTTTCGAGAATCGAATGCGTTGTAATCTTGAATCCCGCGTCGTCATAGATTTCTTCATTCACAAAATCTATTTTTCGAAGAACATATCCGCTGTATTTATCGACAATTGCATCACCGTCATCGCTCAATTGTCCGACGCTATGACAGAGCTCATCTTGTTTCGCACTATAGTCTTCTCCCGCAATAAAGGTCGATGCTAATTGGTACAAAGAGGATGGAAACAGTTTCACGTTCATTTGTTTGCAGTATTTCCAATGAATGTCTTCGCCATTATCAATAATGGGTTCGCGACAAAACATGGATACAAACTTGCATATGTCTTGTTGTTTTTTGATGAAATCCTCTTGCGACAAAATGAGTTCTCGAAGATAGATGTGGGGAGATTGCACCATCTCATGTTTCACCGCATATTTTCCAATATTATAGGCGACATTATTTTCCTTATACAAAAGGCTGTCTCTAAGAATGGATTTTCGAATGATAAGCGACGACAACGACTGTATGTTTTTCTCGAGTTGTTGTTTGAGCTCTTCTACAGTTATTGCGAATTTTCGGTCAAATTCTTTCATAGCATTGGATTCAACAATCTTTTTCATTTGTATTTTCGCATCCTTGGACATATCGCAAGTATTTGTTTTCTCTGTATAATAACAATTCGGGAGAACATTGCAAAAGAAGGAGGTGGTATCAATATAGGTGTTTTCGTCAATGCTGGTATCGCGGACCCACTGGTTTTCTTTGCGAATGTAATAATGATAATATTTGTTCGCCATCTCCCTGTTTGTTTCATTCTCTTTCACAAATTCCACCATGGCATACTCCCCATTTGATACTTTCTTTTTTCCGCGAATCATGGTATTTGCAAGTTCTACGGAGATTTCTCGGGGACAATCGTGCTTCTGAACCAAATTCTCTGCAAGGAAACTGATGAATTTCTCGGGCAACATTTTTGCCTTTTCATCCTTGTATTTATCGAGTATCGAATACGATGTTGTATCTAATTGTTTGTCCCAATATACGTCGCCATTGTTGTCCTTTTGGAGATCAGCCAACGACGTATATTTCTTTGCCAAATAGCGAGTACTGCATATGTTTTGTTTAACAATAATATCGCTATCTGCGATTTCAAAGGGCTCAAGCGAGTCCAACAGTTTATTGGGAGTAATGAGTGTTAATAATATATAGGTTAGCATATTGCAAAACAATGCGCTTCCATCTTTGTGGATAATCTGTTGAAGGGTTTCTCCCGTCGCATATGAATTAGGGACCTTGTAATCTTCCGAAAATAACTGATCGACAATCATGTTTTGATTGGAAGAGAAGGTCGATCCGTTTCCATAACTTGTAATTAATCTGCGAATAACATTGGATTCTAAATAAATAGATGTTTGCTGGTTTTGTTTGGAAAATACTTTGAAATCCCGAGAATTCTTTACCATATTTTTTTTGTATTCGTTAATTTGCTGCTTGATATGGTATCGAATTTCATTATACTGGCCATACGTTAAATTGTTCGGATATATCATAAAGGGCTCAAGGGTAGATACCACATCGACAAGCGACATCTTTGATGGATGGTATTTTTGCATGAGTTTAATAAGATATCGCGTTTTGGGAATGATAACATTCAAAAATTTACGATACTTATCTTCTTCCGACTGCAGCGAATCGTCCAAAATATACTCTGTTGTCTTGTTTAAAAACGTTATATCACTATCATCACCATTTCCATAATCAATCTCTTTATCAAGATTGCTAATAAACCGGACTGCAAATTGAGACGATTTATGGAATAAGCGAAAAAAGTCAAGATGGTTCTGACTCAACTGAGATCGTATCATAATATTTGTTGCAGGGAGATCTACATGCGAGTATTTCACAACAGAATAAGGCAACATAAACAAGGACTGAACACTGATTTTATCGGGAGGAGTTATTTGTGTTTTCAGGGAGACTTTCATCCCTCCCTTGAGTTCTGTTGAACTCGGTCGTTCCATACCAATATTGTATCTCTGAATCATGTACTTGAATCGACTAAGCTGCGCATCATTTATTTTATTCGAGTTATTCACGATCGCATCGAGATCCTTCACAACCTCCTGTTTAAAGGACAATAACAAATCACTGTTTGTGGGAGGAACAAAGGGGGTCATATACGGATTCAGTTTCGAATACAGTGTATCGTATTTCAATTCATTTCCAATCGTCGTATTTTTATAGTAGTTGGTAAATAGATTATCCATGTCCATCAGATCATCCGTCTCATTCAATAAGGGTTCTTCCTCCTCTTCTTTGGAAAGATATATTTTCCTGGTCTGACGAACTGCCGGGATAAGCCAACGAAGACGCGTATCCAGATGAAAAATGTGTTCCAAGAGCGGTTTATAAAGATCTCCGTATGTTTTCTTTCCAATAACATTCCCATTTTCGTCAAACACCGAGTACATATTTCGGAGCTCTTTAAAGCGCTCGACCAAATTGTGTATTTTGGCCATGACTTCGCTCGTTCGTTTGCTATTCGGTATAGTAGATAGCAGTTCGTCCATGAAATCATTCACCTGTGTCTCAATCGTGTATTTCTTTTGGTGTTCTGGGATTTCAATCATTTGAAACACTTCTTCAAGATCCTGGCCATACAATTCGTTTGCATCCAAATAGATTTCGTGCAAAACGTCTTGAACCAAGGTATCGGGAACAGTACCCTCGGGCACGTGGATGATCGATTCTCCATTTTCGGTATATTCGATGCTTGCTACACTTTCATCGGGAGAAACGGAAACACGTATCGCGGGTTCCACCATTTCGACTCGACTGGTATATGCAGCATTGGCGGGAGGATCGCGTATGATAATTTTGTCAATCGGAATGTTCTCGGGCAATCCCTTGTACTCAAAATCAATATAGAATACTGTGTTATCGACGGTCTTGATTTCGATCATATCCTCTTCTAAATTGGTTATTTCGCCGGTCGCAATATAGGGCATTTCTCCGCCAAAATGAATATCAATCCATGTCTTCGGGAGAAGATTGTTTTGTCTTGCAAATCCGGGATCGCTGCTTCGCGTTAATAGATGAATCTCTTTAATCGACTCGTCCGTAATGGTTCCGTTTTCATCCAATATAAGTTGTGCCAAAGTATATGTATTGATGTTAATGAGTTTTATTTTCGAAGAATCCACATACGATACATAAAAGGCCTGATCATTCAAATCGGAGTTTGTGGGCGAAATAATTTGAAGTATATCTCCCAACTCAATAGAGAATGTATTATTTCCATCAGATTTCTGATCCATGGCAGTCTAATTATTTATAATATAATTAGACTATATATTCATATTCACTGCAAAAACATTGATTTGATCATCCTAAAAAGAATTGTTTTTCATATTTTCATGTTATTATGCAGAAATGTAATGATTTATAATAAGTAAAAATAAATCATTATGATAATATGTAAATAAAAAGCATTCTTAACCCTTAACCTAGATTCATCATTTCTGAATTTAAATCATGCACAATTCCATTAAACAAATCTTTTGTAATCATTTTATAATCATATACGTATTGCGCAACATCCGGCATTGGAGAACATAAATATGCGAACTTATCAAAATCTATTTTTTGAGTTGAAAAAATATTTGATCGAATAATTTCATCATTTTCAGTTTTATAATGATACCACCATGTGCGAAGAAAGGTTCGAGCAGTTCTGTCAATCATGGTTCCTCGATACGGGCTTTTTTGTAATTTAACTCGTTGGCACATGTTAGATATGTCAGAACATATTTCGATACCCGAATCCGTAAATAACTCATTATTTTCATAGGGTGATGAATGTGCAAATATTTGATCATTAAATCCTATTCGACCATACGGAGGAATCAATGTTCTAAATACTTCTAGTTTCTTGTGTTTGCGAGCTGAATCTTTTACTGGACTTGCTCTATATATAGGGTTTGAAGGATATGCAATAATATCTGGTCCAAGCATACTGTACTCATTGTTATATGTTAGTGCTACGTATAATGTTTCTGAATCCGTAGGAATCGTATCTTTATGAAATCCAATATTCGAATTTCTGTTAAAATAAAAATCGACTGCTATAAATAGTTTTTTTCCATTATTCATTGTATTCATAATTGTTTCAAATAAATTCAGTTCTCGGATCTGTTCAAATAAAAAATAGTATATATCCTGAACAATCTTTTTACCACCTTTTTTCTCAATATAATACATTTGTACATCGGTATCAAGACGTACTGACTGATATCTACGCGTGTTTGTATTCAGTATATTCACCTGAATACTACCATCTGTATTTTTTTCAAAAAATATTTCACAAAATCGCCGAGTATATGAAGTAATATTATTTTCTGGCGGAGCTAGATTACTGAAGAAATCAATAATTGGAAATGTATTATCTTTGTTGTATTGTGATAAACTGAATAATGGTACATAATATCCAGGATTCATTCCGATACGATAATTATACCATAATGCGGATCTACTATTATTAATAGAATTTTGTAATGTTAAACTGCGTATCTCAGGAATAGGTAAAGGTTCATTCCTTCCATCATCTACTTCCATTTCAATATAATTCATTTTATTTACCAACATATCAACATCCATGGAAACATTACCTGTTCTTCGTAATAAAAATTCTATTTTTCTGGATTTCTTTTGTGATTCAGCTCGTTTAACTGCTCTGGATGATGATGCTCTAGATGATGATATATTTTTTCTTGACTTATTGGCAGAAGATGAAGATGATTTTTTCATTAATTTACGTTTGGTTGAATTACGCGATGAATAAGAACTATGCTTTTCCATTATAATAAATGAAATTATATATATAATACATACTATAATAAGTAAGGTTGTCCATGCCCATAAGATACATGCATTTCTCTAAATATTTACAAAATATATATAAAGAATAATTACCATATTGATATACCCGACAACGGTTCATTTCATTCTCTTATTTTTATTCCTTTTCATTCTTATTATGGATAACGAGACCCAAAACTATTCATATACTACTTATAACATTGATGCTTTGGATTTTGACAAGGATAAGGTAAAATCCAAAATTTACAAGTGGAGCGACGATGTTTCATACACGATTTTAAACAACGACTCGACCATGTTGTCTTTTTCAGATGAAACGGTTCGTAATTACAGATCTGTCATTCTGGATGAGAAAAATAACATTCTATGTTTTGCGCCCCCGAATTCGATTTCCGACGAAACTTTCATGCAAAAGTATGGTAGGGATAATGTGCTTCCTGAAATCTATCTCAACGAGATCGTAGAGGGAACCATGATCAATCTATTTTTCGACGAGCGTATTCACTCATGGCAAATCGCGACGCGTGGAGCTATTGGTGGAAAGTATTGGTTTTTCCGAAATGAGTATTCGGATGACAACAAGATTACCCAGAAGACGTTTAAACAGATGTTTATCGAATGTTTTCGATCGGATGCGACCGAACTCAATGATATTGCGTTCCTGGAATATCTTCCCAAGAACTACTCCTACAGTTTTGTCCTGCAGCATCCCGACAACCATATTGTATTGAACATCGAGAACCCCACTCTATTTCTGGTCGCCGTTTATGACAAGAGAGAGAATGTTGCAAAGAATATTCCGCAAGTAAGATATGAGGCATGGGACATCTTTGCAAACATGGATGGTATTATTTCGTTCCCTAAAAAGTATGACGAAACCACTTATGCTGATGTATTTGCGAAATACTGCTCACCAAACAGTTCCTATTCCTCAGTTGGAGTCATGGCGACAAATATGAAGACGGGAGATCGCTGTGCGTTTTCGAATCCAGTATATGAGGATTTAAAGAAGCTTCGCGGAAACAACCCCAACCTGCAATACCAGTATTTCTCTCTCGAAAAGACGGCGCAGACAAGTGTGTTTCTAGAGCATTTTCCAATGTATAAGAAGCTGTTTTATCAGTTTTCGAAGCAGTACCAGGATTTCATTACGAATGTGCATCAGTCTTATTATTCGTATTATGTGAAGAAGGAGGGAATCCCAATTGCGAAGAAGTTCTTTATTCATGCCTCGAAGATTCATCATAATGTGTATTTGCCCTCACTAACAAGCGGAACGAAACAGATCATTACGCGAAAAGTTGTGAAGGAGTATTTTGACGCAATGATGCCGAGTGAGCAATTATATTATATGAATTATGACCGTCGCCAGTTGGCAAAGGAAAAGAAAATGAAAAAAATGGAGGAAACGGGGACTGAGTTAGATACAGAAGTATCTCAGATTGACCCCCTATCTCATGATCCGTCGTTAATGTAAATATAATTGTAAATATAATTATAAATATAATTGTAAATATAATTATAAATATAATTGTAAATATAATTATAAATATAATTGTAAATATAATAAGATGGGAAGAGCAGTTGAAGACATTTCATCTTTTATAGGGTCGCATTTTTCTTGTTTTTCTAGTAGAACGTTTTGATTTTTTATGTTTTCTACCACCAATCGATCTACGTCTAGATCGAGATCTCATTGGTCTGTTATATTGGAGAGCGTATTCTCCTATTATAGACGACTCATCCGGACCTATTGGTAATTTTGACATTGAATTGAGGTAAGCTTCATACATACCGTCTAAATCATACAATTTTATTCCATATTCATTCAAGTCCAAGTCTTCACTGTATAAAACAGAAATATCTAATTTCATTGGGAAATTGAAATAGTCAGGAGGAAGAAACTTTCCCTCACGAACTTCATCGCCGTAGATATGATCAACCACGTATGTTGTTGTATTTTCATTTTCTCTGTCAAACCTATTTATTTGTGTAATGACTACCGGTATTTGATATCCATACATAAGCATCAAATAAATATGATTTTTCTCTAAGGATTCATAATCCCGAATGAGATACCTATCGTATTTTTCTAATTCATAATTCAATAATGTATAATTTTGAAGTTCAGAATAATAATCCAACTGACTCATGCTCCTATATATGTTATACATATATTATGTGTGAATGAAAAAATAAATTAATGTTCTATTATAAGAAAAATGTTTGACAGAAACAATTTAATATTACACGAAAAAAGGAAAAATATCAAAAAAAATTATGAGTCCCTAGGTAATGTTTTTTATTTTGATTACGAAATAATGATCGATATACATGGTAATGTATTGATAGAGAAAAGAATAAACACAATCAAAGAAACGGATTATGTATCCAGAAAAGAAATACTTGTTGAAATAAATGATAATGAAGTCGTAAAACCATTGATTTTAGAAATTTACAAAGACATATTGGATACAACCTATGAACTTTTAGAAGAACAGTTAGAATTACAATTGAAACGAATTATAAATTTGAAAAATACGGATGCACTTCTCATTAAAACCGTAGAAGAAGAATTCACGCGTTGCCGCAATAAAATAACAAATTACAAAATGCAGGCATCGATAAGTAAAGACTTATTGCAAACATACCAATCGAAAATAAACGAAATGAAAAAAATAATAGAAGATAACAAAAATATTCATAACGACGAAATGCAAAAACTGATGGATACAATATCGAATATTTATAAACACTTATAAGATTGCACTATCCAATATACCCAAAATACCCAATATTATTTCGATGTTGATTCAGATTTCTTTTTTCGCCCACGACGTTTTATAATCGGCGGGGGAGGAGGAAGAGGGGGATCCACTGAAATGACTTTGAACGGAACCGCATCCGGTTCGGGCTCTGTTTCAACGATGGGTTCCAATTTTGTACCCGAATCAGAATGTATGGAATTACATTTATTGTCAATGGCTGAAAATACACTATATACCACAATATCTTCCTCGCTAGATGATTTCGAGCTGGATAAGAGAATATCGCTCACACTTTTGGTTTTACATAATAAGGGGGGTCTTCGCATTGGACTTGGAGGGGGTATGGGTGCGACAACTGGTTCGGAGTCATTTGTATCCGTCGAAACATAGAGATGAGGAATGATTTCATTCACTTGCGATGAATTTAAACCAGATATAGACTGTTCAGGTACAGTGGTAATCGGAATAGGAATATTATTCGTACCGGTATTCGTATTGACATTGATTGGGATTGGATATATTTCTGTTTGCAAATTCAATATATCACTATCGTTATTATTTTGCATATTTCCTTCCAAATGGATATCATTGTTTATGTGATTATACATGAGCTGTATTTTGTTGCTAAAACGCTGCAAATACTTTGTATGAAGTATATGAAAAAACTCGATGTATTTAACAAAAAGCGTTATTTTCTCATTTGTAATAATGATGGTATGATTAAACGTATATATAAAATTATCAATATCCAGACCAATGTTCTTTTTTCCCTCATGCATAAGCAATTCATGCTGTTTTTGATGAACATAGGAATTCATCGATCCAATCAGCGTTAATAACGATTCATGCAATTCAGTTAAAACTGATATTTTGTATTCCTTGAATGGCTCAAGATCCTTGTATAATGGAAACTTATTGAGTTTAGAAAGCTCAATCATGCGGCTATCTTTGGTATTTTTCTGAATGTATTCCACGACGATCTTATATAGCTTGTAATATTCACAATACATGCGATTATTGATGGCAAGGAAATATCGCATCATATCGTCGTACTCAATGTCAATGATTTTGTTTTGAAAACGAAAGGAATCCATACCAAATACAAACAATTGCGTTTTGCACAATTGCATTAAATCACTATGTATTGTTTGCAATTTCACTATTTTTACGTGCAATATATCGAATATTTCCTGGATATTGCTGCGAATATCCATGATTTTATTGAAATTTTCTTTCAATAATGCCAATTTATTTTCCATTTTATAGATTCAATAAAGGTATATATTATTATAAGGACATATTTAGTACTTATAAATTCAGAAACCAGAAAAAAACAAAAATATGATAAACGCAAACACCATTATTCCACCAGCATCCAACACAAATACATTGATTACAAATGAATTGAAAGAGATCGAACAAAAAATAAATGAAGTTTCGAATGCGAAATGGAGTCCAGAACACGAAACCATTTTAGTCGATTTTGCGGATAAAGCAATGTGTTATCGATGGCTGCATTCTCGCGCACATGCCATGTATTCCCGATTAAATGCGTGGTATACTATACCTGTCATTATTATTTCCACTGTTACCGGAACCGCGAATTTTGCACAACAACGCGTTCCGTATGAATATCAAACCTATTTTCTTATGCTTGTCGGCGGATTCAATATTTTGGCTGGAATTATTAGTACGATTCAACAATTTTTAAAGATAACACAGTTAAATGAGTCGCATCGAGTAAGCAGCATTTCTTGGGACAAATTTTATCGAAATATCAAAATGGAATTGGCAAAACATCCGAACGAGCGTATGGAGGTAGTTCATGTTCTAAAAATTTCGAAGGAAGAGTACGATCGTTTGATGGAAACCAGTCCGGATGTTCCTGAAAAAATTATTGATCTCTTCAAGAACTCATTCAAGAATTCGGAGGCGTTTTTGGAAATTCGCAAACCAGAAATATGTGATGCCATGATATCTACCGAAAAATACCGAAATCCATGGTTCAGTGAAAAAAATATGGAAAAAATAAATCGCGAAAAGAATTTATTCTTGGAAACGAGACAAAACTTATTGAGAAAGATCGATGAGGAAAATGAAAAAATCATCGATCATTTTATTATTCTTTTCAAAAATATGAATCACCGCGAACCATTATATGATGAGATCATCGAAAATTTACGAGACAAAATCGAGCCAAGCGTCTTAGAAAATTTAGTGGAGAAAAAAATGATAAACATGGAAATCCTTAGTTCATCTACCAATGATGGGGAGAATGCAGTATAATATATAATATATACAATAGGTATTGTAAATAAATAAATGGATGAATCAACAAATGGATGAATCAACAAATGGATGAATCAACAAATGAATGAATCAACAAATGGATGAATCAACAAATGAATGAATGGAATGAATGAATGATAGGTAATATACAATACAAATATTAGCTATCGTACAACTTAGATTATAATATACTAGATTAGACACACACTCGATAATATTTAGTTTCCAATGCAGTCTGGCTGCTGCGAGTTAATTCAACCACTTGATTGGGACGGAGAGCGATCGCGAGTGCAAGGGGATCGTATCTGGATATTTCGGGCAATTGATGTACTGTTTTCGCATTATATGTATCAAGTAGTTTTTGCGTTTCCTCGGGATCAAGCGTTTTCACCCTGGGTTGCAGAACATGATTTAATAGGTTAAATTGCAAACGTTTGATATTGTGGATTACCACAAAGATACCGTATTTTTCGAACATGTATTTGGTTTTGTTCTTGATCGTATCGTTGGGTTCATCGTCAATAATAATAATCAAGGTATCATTTTTGGTAAGGACATTTTCAATATCATAGAGTTCCTCGACAATTTCATCTAAAGTTTGTGGTCGCAACTGTTTGCTTCCCTTGAAGAAGATATGATACATAATATACATTTTGGTATTGAGAGTTTTATGCGTAAGAATCATATCCAATTGGTTGTTCGCAAACATGGCGTCGATCTCATTAATACTAAACGCATTATGATCATCAATGTCGTATTTCAGTTTTTCCATGTAATCAAGAATCGTAATTCTCGACTTGTATAAGGATAAAATACGGTTGTTGGATGAGGACATTGTTTGTAAGGATTGTATAAAATGTAAACACTATATGTTTATATATTATTGTTTTTTTAAGATTCAATTTTTTGTTATTCTATTCTCTATTGCAATTTACGAATCATAACATTGCTGAAATCGATTTTATCCGCAGATTCAGAGGATACATTTTGTACAGGTTGCGAAGGCAGTTCAGTAGGCGCAACCGTTGGTGGTAATGTCGTATTTTGTATAGTCTCATAAGAGGACGACGGCGCTGTTAAACTCGTCGGTATTTTAACAGTTCCATTATTCACGTGGGTAGGAGGAGGAGTAGATTCAATCGAATTGTCGGGACCATTCACAATTTTAATAATGGGAGATATGTGTATTCCGCTATTGGGTGTATCCCCTACAGGGTACATATTCGACATATTTGAATGCTGATGCAATTGTTCTTGTGTGGGCATCGAATTTCGGATCATCATATTATTTTCTCTCATGATTTCCTCTTGTTCTTCGACAGAACGAAGATCTCCGGGAGATAGGACCTTGATACTATCCTGCACATTATAGAATCCCTGAATATCATTGGTCTCAATTGTGTAAAAGTCGCCATTGAAATTCTTTACATACCAAATACGATTCGGTTTTGTATCGCGAATATAACATACCATTTGCCCCAATTCGTAATCGAGGGAATCTCGCGCGCTTTTACTGCCGCCTCCATACTCTGGTGCATACTCAGGAGAATTAACCTCATCTGGTGCATACTCGGGAGATTTCACATCTTCAGGTGCATACTCGGGAGATTTCACATCATATTCTTGCTTACCTTCAGGGGTAGATGGCATATATCGCTGGTTTGTTTTACGTAAAACAGTATCGCTAGGAGGACTGGGTGTTGGTGTATAATACTTTACATCAGGTTTCTTTGGTTTCATTTCAACCCGTTTTTCCTCGAGTATCTTTCCAATCTCGATATAATCGTCCTTATCAATATGAGTTAAGTTCTGAATATTCTTAGAAAAGGACATGCTGCTTATTTGTTCAATATTATCCTCCGTAATAACACGCATTTGTACATTCATCGTTTGAAGTTCTTGGAGCAATAATTTGAAACTATAAGGGATCCGTAAAATACTGAAACTTCTTCCAAAATGGGTAATATTTTCAATATGCATTTCTTTTCCGTCAATCGATCCGATGAACTGAATCGGACCGTCGGCCATCGGACTCATAAACAGATTCTTGCTGGGATTGTATATGGCGATCATACCGCTCTGATTACATACCGCGACATAGTATTTGTCTCCGCGCTCCATCATCGATTCCGTAAGCATATTATTTAAACCGTGCGCGACAAGAACATCGCGCTCCATTTCTCCAATACGGAGACCACCGTCATTGGCTCGGCCGCCAACGGGTTGGCGTGTTAGTGCCGCGCGAGGTCCCAATGCACGATAATTAATTTTATCCTTCACCATATGTTTAAGACGCATGTAATAGGTGGGGCCAATAAAAATAGAGCTCTCGATTTGTTCTCCCGTCATACCATTATACAAGAGTTCATTTCCACTGGAATGAAAGCCCGCCTTCGTTAAATGCGTACCAATGAGCGATACCTTGGATCCCTTATTTTCGAATGCAGTACAGTCGCCGAATCCGCCATAATAGGTGCATGCCTTTCCAATAATACATTCGACCAATTGGCCGATGGTCATTCGCGAGGGGATCGCATGTGGATTAATAATAATATCGGGGCGAATACCGTCCTTGGTGAAAGGCATGTCTTCTTCTCTTATAACTAGACCGACCGTTCCTTTCTGACCACTGCGCGATGCCATTTTATCTCCCAAGTTCGGAATTCGCACTTCTCGAATGCGGACCTTGGCAATACGCGATCCCTCTTCATTCTGTGTCATAAACGTTTTATCGACAGTACCGAGTTGCCCCTTTTTCGGGACCTTGGAATTATCAATATAGGTTCCAGGACGCACCGTGTTATTCGTGGTTAAACCAATGAGCACCGTTTTATCATCGACGGGTGTGCCTTCCTTGATCATGCCATACATATCCAATTTGCTGTAATCGTATCCGGGTTTTGTTCCAATAACGCCAACCTGGTTCTCGATATTGGCGAATCGTTTATCTACAACACTCGACTCGTTTTTGCTGTTTTCTTCGTGGGCCTCGTAGGTCGTATAATAGGTCGTATGGAATAGACCGCGTTTAAGCGCGCCTTCATTTAATAAGACCGCATCTTCCACGTTGTATCCAGTATAGCACATGATTGCGACAATCGCATTCTCCCCATACGGGTTCTCTTCATGATTGATATATTTCAGGTATCTTGATTTAACAAGCGGGACTTCTCCGTAGTTCAGTACAACTGCTGATTTGTCCATACGCATCTGATAATTCGTGTTATAAAGGGAGACGGCTTGCTTACTTTGACCACAAGAAAAGGAATCGCGGGTAGGAGGATTGTTTTCCGGATATATAATTTGATTGCACATTACACCGAAAATGAGAGATTCGTGAATCTCCATATGTGTAAAACGTTTCTTCTGATTATTTTCAAGATCGAGTTTGTTCAATGCAATCATGGCATTTTCGCTCTCGTTTGCGTCCAAATAATCAATGATGGCCATATCTTGAATAAATTTATCTAATTGAGCCGGATTTGTGTCCGGCTTGATATTATTATACAATTCATGGAGCTCATAGATGCGCGGATCATTTATGTCATGTTTCTTTTCATTAAATCCAGTAATCAAGTCTTGCCATGTGAAATTATTGTCTTTAATACGCTCTATAACCTGTTTCTTTTCGTAAGATGCCTTTTTATTATTCAAATAAAATATGGGACGCGTTAATCTCCCTGCATCTGTGAAAATTTGTATTTCATTGGTCGATATTTTAAAGGTAGCACTTGTATGAATGGGAATCAGCGCGTTTCGACGAAACAGCTTTATTTTTTCAATCGTCTCCATTGGATTACCAACTACACCACACCAATACCCATTTACCATAACTTTGGTCATGGAAGATATCATTTCGGGAGGACAATCCTCGGTAAGTTTCATGGCTACTTTCTCCCGCAACCACAATATCATAGACTCCCTGGAATATCCACGAGATACATAGGTGGTTATTGCAAGTGTCTTGTGCAATCCAATATTCGCACCATCGGGCGTATCAATCGGATCGAAGAATCCCCATTGCGATCCTGTTAAAACACGCGGTTCCACCAACTTCACACTCGAATCCATCGGGAGATTCGTCTTGCGAAGATGACTGATCATCGAATTAAACGAAAGGCGATTCAGATCTTGAACAACTCCAATGCGTTTTGTATGGGCAAACGCGCCCCAATTTCCTTTAAACGCCTTTTTGAACCCAATATGCACATTCAATTTGTCTTTGAAGATATCTCGATGGGTTTGTTCGATAAGTGCAGGGAGATTCTCCGCATACATATTCTGATTATTATGAACACGTTTTTCGAATTCAAGGTGAATCTCCCGCAATTGGATTGTATAATATTCCCGGAAAAGACTGGACATCAGATTTCCGACCAATTCAAGGCGCTTGTGTTTGAGATGATCGCGATCTGTTGGGCGCTCCAATCCAGTATGTACGGACAACATACGGAATGTCATATATCCCAAATAATATGCCTTTTGTATGAAATTTGTTTCTCCCACATGGGGCAAAAAATAATCCGTTAAGATCTCAAGTGCATAATCAATCGTCTTAAATTTTGTAAGGAGTGAAATATACTTAAGTGCGAGAGCCTGGCTCATGATATTCCCGGAATCATGCACCGATGGAATAAATAGATCTACCATGGACTCGTATTTTTCCAGATCCAACAAACAGGTCGTAATAATGTCTTTGTCGGAGATAACGCCAAGGGCGCGAAATACAATGAAAAGCGGAACCGGACTGCGCACGTTCGGAATATTCACAATAATATTTTCATAATGCATTTTGCTAGTAGGCGCCTTTAAAAACATACTGAGCGTACGGATGGGCTTGGATACATTCTCCGATACAGATTTGATTTCTGCCGAGCACAAATAATCGGTATCTTTTTTGCCCTTGCGGACATATAACATATTGTCAGCGAACTTTTCCTGGGGGATAACCGTCTTTTCCTTTCCATCAATAATAAAATACCCGCCAATATCATTTTTGCATTCTCCCATGTTATATCGGACCTCCCGAGGAAGGCCATTCAATATACAAAAATGGGACTGCACCATGATTGGAAACGTACCCAGATATATTTTCTCCTTGATGACTGTTCGTTTTTGGGTAGTATATGAGGCACTCGCCTGTTTTCCATCCGCAATCGATTTCTCCATTTCCTCCCGCAACTTTGCGGCAATCGCAGTGGTCATCTTGGCCTCCAAATCGGTCGCTGGTTTCTTTTTACGGGGCACCTTGGATGGGGCTCCTGCGACCATGGCAAGATCTGCAATAAGATTTTCTCCAATATCTTCTGCAACATTTTGGCCTAACATTTCAACCCCTTTTTTGAAATTAACACTTGGTTTCTCCCCATCTTCCATATTTGAATAATCGGGTTCCCCGCCTTCGAGATCGATCTCTGCCGGTGTATATTTTCCATTACTTTCTCCTCCGACCATATTGGGTTCAACGGGATAGGGAGCCTGGCCTTCTTCCAATAGATCTGTATATTCGATCTCTAAATCATAATGTATAGTCATTCCGTAGGTCATATTACGAAGACGCGCTTCATTCGGAAACATATAGTGGGATTCATTATTATCATAAATGACGGGTTTCCCAAAATAAATCTTGTCCGCATTTTTGCCGCCAAAATAAAACGTGCATTTATGTTTGTAGTCATCGAACGTATCATCATATTGGGAATAAAGGGTTATCGGATTCTTATCTTTCATGATTTGAAAGATTCCATTCTTGAAAAAATCATTGTAAGATTCAATATGATGTCTCACTAAAGATTGCGGATTGTCCTCAAAATGGGAATGTATTATTTTCCATAAGTCAGAATCCTCCATAAATCGGATATTTATTATACTATACTATAACATATAATCAGGGTTTATCTTATTTGTTCCGAAATGATAAATAAAATAAAATAAAAACGAGAATTCATGAATCGCGAATGATGAATCGCGAATGATGAATCGAATCATGAATCGAATCATGAATAAAAAAGAAACCAGACTATCGCACTCCCAAAATATTTTTTGAACAAATATAAAGAGTTCCGTACAATTATATGAAATCAGGAAAAATGACGGACAAGAGAATTAAGAACGAACAATGGTATGTGAAGACGCTTATATCAAAGATCAAGAACAAGGAAATTTTCAAACCCAAATTTCAAAGGAAGAGAAAATGGGATACAATACCGAAGAAGGAGAATATCCCCAGTGAGAAAAATTTCATTAATTTCCTCTACAAGACGGGGAATAGTGTGCATCCGATTACATTCGGACTCATGAATAACAAGTTGTCGAACATTGATGGAAACAATCGTATTAATGCGATCCATCATTTTTTGGAGGAGCCATTTTCGATGTTTGAGGAATATCTGAATGATATTTATGATTATATTGATAATCATTTTAATGAAAGCGAAAGACCGACCATCAAGAATATTCTGCGAAAAATGTCGTACAACAGTCTCATGGTGTTTAAATACAAGGAATATTTCAATGAGATTGGGCAAGGAGAATTGTATAATGAGTCTCTGAATTTCAAAAGGGATGAAATGGAAACCTATTTTGATGCTCTGATTGCTAAATTAAAGATCAACGGAACAGATCGGTTTGATACTACGGTATTGATCAATGTGAATATATTTGAGGGATACACAACTGAGGAGTTATGCAAGGTATTTACAGACATCAATAAATACAACGGAGGATTAACTGAGATCGAGGCACTTGCAAGTCGGTTATACACGATCCATGATTTCGTCATTGAAGACGTTGTTCTGAAAACAGAAATAGTGGAATGCATCAAAAAGTTTTATTCATCTCGAAATGGGGATGAGGTATTGGACTGCTACCGGTACAATGAAAATACAGATGAAATGAATGCGTATGATTTCATGGTGGGATTCCAAAATTACGCACACAATATATGTCCCCTGATTCACGAGACGGATAATGACGGTCTGTCCTTGTTTTTCAAACTATACAAGACGATGAACAAGGGAAGTTTCGATGAAAATTTCAATACGGAAAATGTTCGAAAATTCATCAAGTATGTTAAAAAGGCCATCGATGTAATGTCGAAAATATGCAATAGTGTATTTATGGAAAATCTGGTTTCAGGAAATAAGCTGTTTGATGCGTGCAACAAAAAGCTGAAGTCGTTGAAAAAGAACAATACGTATTTGATTATCTCTGCGATTATTGGGTATATGAAACAGAAAGTGGATGAAAACATCATACTGAAATCGATTGAAAAGTGTTTGTTTTTCCATTTTTTCCTGAACGATATTTCGAATAAAGATATGAGGGACCGACTTCGATTGAACGACTCAATTGTATATGAAGCCGGTGGAGCCTATATTGATTCGAAATCAAGAGAATTGTATAAGACCCCCTCTTTGATTTCTGAGAAAATAACCGTCGATGTTATGTTAGAAGTCATAAACGAACTCATGTCTGAAAATATTAATAACAAAGAATACGAAGTACGCGCAAATGGAAAAGACAAGACAGATAAGCGCCGGTCGCGGAAATTATACGAAAAGGCGCTGTTGTATATTTACTACACAAACAAGATTCCCAGCGAATTTCTTAAGAACCAGTATTGGGTAGAGCACATATTTCCGTTTAGCAGCAGTTGGGATGGAGAAATTGATATTGATCGTCTTGGAAATATAGTGCCTCTTATTGATGGGCTCAATATGGTCCGAAACAATCGAAGCATTTCCGAGTACAATCAACACAGTCTTTCGAAGATCGTGAAATTCATCAATATTATTCCGCCGCTAGAGTATTACGAGTCGATTATATCGCATCAAGAAAAGAAGCCTCATATATACAATAGCGATGAATACAACGTGTTTTGCAAAAATAACGAGATCTTATTAAGGGACATTTTCATAGATCATATATTTGAACGATGAAGCAGAAGCATAACATCTTTACCTACCCCTTTTCATTTTATTATTTATTATAACAATAATAAATAACAAATATCAATCAATTACAATTGAATCAGACACTGCCCAATAATGGGTTTTTGTTTCTCAGTACAGATGACGCCATCATCGTTCTCATCATCATCTTCGCTGGTACTAGCCGCACTCTCCTCCTGCTCATTCATCCATGACCCATCATATTCTGCCATTGTTTTTTCTGTAATTTTAAAATTCTGTTTTTTATAGAAACGCTTTCGCTTCAAATACTGTTTCTTAAACACATCATGGCTATCCACAATATCATAAATAATCGGTTTTGCCGTCGCATGCTTCGCGCGCAATATACGCCCCACCGATTGCTCAATGTCCGTTTTGGGAGTAATAAGAAACTCTGCATTCAATGTCGGTATATCGAGCCCCTCGGCTGCCATCGCAAAGGTCGCCAACACAATTTGTTTTTTCTCTGTGTTTTTCAGTTCCGCCTCTTTCATTCCTCCCACATAAAATCCGACACTTCCCAGATTCTTACAAACGATTTTCCGATACAAGTACTCCAGTATATTCAAGTTATGAGACAATATAATAATGTGTAGGTCCTGAATGGACTTGATCCATGGAATATCCACATCATTCTGCTCATATTTCAGTACCTTTTTACAGTCAGGGCATTTCGCTTTTTTACTGCGTGTTTCACCTTGTTCCTGGGTATTTGTTGTCATATTCTCAAGACACCGCATACAGTATTTCACTGCCCCACAGCAGGTCGATTTCATCAAATAATCGTGTGCCCGATTGCATCCGTGGCAACATAGTATTTGTGCATCCATTTCCATTTTCATCGCAGCAGCCTGCTCTCTCGATACATCGTCTTTTCGCATGAAATCACAGAGTACATCGGCAATGAAATCAGTGCGACGATGAAAAGCGCATATTTTGCTGATCATGGTACTTATTTGAGGATTCCCTCGATAGTCATACACGGTTTCATTGAAGTCGGCGTCATTCGTTGAATACATGATGCTTCGAACATACACATCATGACTGTCTTTGCGAACCGCTTTATGCACGACTTCTCCCAAAAACATCTTGAATACTCGTGTAGTGCCATCTTTCCGATTCATGGTCGCGGATAAGCCCAGCATATATTTCGTAACCAATTTGAAAAGTGCCTGGGAGAAAGTACAGCTGGAAATATGATGGACCTCATCCAATATAGTGAATCCGAAAGATTCGAAGGTGGATGCGGGATAATCTTTCATGGACAAGGACTGGAGCATACATATAACAATATCCTTGTCATCAATGTCGATAGTCTTCCCCTGTATCTTTCCAATACGCGCGGTCGGGAGAAACTGCTGAATACGCTCAATCCATTGATTCATCAAAAACTCCTTATGCACAATAACCAACGTCTTTTTCTTCAGCTGGCTGGCAATATAGAGGGCACTCGATGTTTTTCCCCACGCACAATAGAGTTCGAGGAGCCCGGCGCTAACAGGCGCACTATTCATATGATCAATAAACTGTTGAACCACGGGAGCCTGGTAGTCGCGCAATGACCCGTGGAATGCGACATCCATAGACTCTCCCGCAGGAACCTTGTATTCCTTGGGGGGTCCAAAATTGGAAACACCGTAGTAATGGGGTAAATAGAATTTGTTTGAGGATTCCCTGTAGGCGGGAAAGGATTGTGTTTGTGCATTTTTAGGGGCTCCATGGACATAGGGTTTTATGGTTAAATCGTTTATGATTTGTTCGGCCTGTTTGGCAGAGAGATCGGATTTCAGCACAGTATAACCTTTTTGACCGAGATAGGTATGCATCAGATGAGCAGCGAGCGAGTACTATTACTATTGTATATGTATAAATAATTTTATATGCATTATGAAATGATAATAAATATATGACTATTTATTAGTAAAAGATTAAACCATCCATGATTGTAGATATTGTTCTTGGATGTTCTTTTGGACACGAGGGAAAGGGAAAAGTCGCATACGAATTATGTAAAAAACGGGAATACGATATATGTGTTCGATTTAACGGGTCTGAACATGCGCATCATACAATATATACACTGGAGGGGGAGAAATGGGTACTTCACCAATTGCCCACCGGGGTTCTTCTCCCAAGAATGTATAATTTGATATGCGGGGAATCAGTAATTAATATCGATAAACTGTCCGAGGAGATTCATGCATTGAAACATCGAGGTATCACTCTGTCCGAGAGATTGTTTGTTAGTAAATCGTGCAAGACGATATCGACTGCAGCAAAAACACATGCGCAAGAAATAACATCAGGTATAGAGTTGGAGAGCGAGACTCGCGTCGAAGACCATATGGATGTATTTGTAAAAATGGGGATTCAAGTGGTCGATATGCGGTATTTTTGGAATATGTTTTCCCGTATGTCGCCGAAATGCAATGTATTAATCGAAGGAACCCGTGGGTTTGAATTCGACAAAAACTGGGGAGAACACCGCGACCGATCCAATGTATCATGTACGCTGGGCGGAGCAATCGACATCGGTATTAATATCAAGGATATTCGCAATATATATGGAGTCGCCAGTGCCTATGACATCTATATGGGTGCCGAAAAAATATATTCGGAGGGAGAAGAATTCTTTCGTATATTGGGAGATATTAACATCGATGTTGATATTGAGACAACCCATAAAACCGAAAAAAACTATAACTACTTGAATTTAGACGGGTTATGCCATGCGCTCAAAGTGAATAACTGCAACATATGTATCATCAACCGGACTGACATTATCAAATATATAGGGTTGTATCGTATGTTTTTAGACAACAAGCTCCATATATTTGAAAAATTCGAGGACATGGAAATGCTTATATACAAGATTATTAAACAAAAGGTTTCTCCCGACATTAATATTGTATTTTCTTACAGTGAATATGTTATTTAAGAAATAGTGAAAAAAGAGAAAAGAAAAAGGAATATCATAAAGAAAAATATACGATTATGATATAATTAAATTCGGCTATTCATAATATGATGAAAATTCCTGCGGCCTTTAGTTCTGTACCTCCTCAAGAACTTGTCTTATTTATCTTGTTTGTTTTGTATGTTGTTTTTCCTATGGACGTGCCCTCTCCGATCGCGTCATGGATTGATTCTTCTTTAGGAATGGTTGCTCTATTTGTTATCGCTGTGTATTTATTTTTGAAAACAAACCCTCTTTTAGGAGTTCTATTCATATTTGTCGCGTATGAACTAATACGCCGCAGTTCCAATGTAACGGCGCGAAGTGCGATTATTGACTACACGCCTTCCCAGGAAAAGAAAGATGTCGATTTTGTATCGTTAAACGCGCCTTTAGAGAAAAAGACGCTCGAAGAGGAAATGGTTGAAATCCGTGCTCCTATTGGATCTAGCAATCCCGCGGACTACGTGAATAGTGAGTTTAAGCCTGTTTCCGACAAAATCATTATGGGTGCGTCGGCTGTGTAAATCCAAAATCGAGTGTTCATCTGTTCATCAATTAAATATATGATATGAAAGTTCATATATTTAATGTATATTTTATAACGTATATAATATATAATATATAATGAATACGACAACGGCGACCAATGCGATTATTCCTCTACCCTATCCATCATTTATGAACAAATTCCCATTTCTACATGGTGCTTCCATTCAAGGTGGATCCAAAAAAACGAGAAGGCAGAAAAAGTCTCGAACACAAAAACAAAAGGTATCTCGAAAACAAAAGTCTAGACGCATTCAGACAAAAAAATCCTGTCGTAAATAAAAAATAATAAATAAAAAATAATAAATAAAAAATAATAAATAAAAAATAAAAAACAAACAAAATAAATGTTTTGTATGTATATTCTCATCCGGCATTTATGATTTATACTATTGATAAGAATAATATAAATGAAACGCCCCGTTTGTTTATAATTTATAATTTGGATATATGGACAATACGAGTGCCGGCATGCGCAACTTTCACTGGAACCCATTTTTTAAATTTGAAATGAAATACGCACTCGATAAGTAGATTTTTATTCAAATCGACGTATTTGTCTTCGGATCTATCTTCGAAATCGTCTTCATCGTCGCTCTCTTCAATATAATCAATATTTTGATTCTCCTTTATTTTTCGGAATAGTCCATTCATAAAGATACTCGTCTTCAGTGTAGGAATTCCCGCAATATTGTAATATACAAGCGAATTATTTTTCCCACACGCATATAAATGATACACGTCAAACTGTATATCTGCACACACGCTGAATATGCATGAATATCGGTATTGTGGTTTCTTATAATCCATTGCAATAGGATGCATAGGAACCGATGACAATAAATTCTGTATTTTCGGTATAATGGAGGTCGCTGCGTTGCCGTTGCCGTTTCCATTGTCATTCTCAGATTTGGATACGATTTTATTGAGTGGAATATTTAGATGCGGAGAAATATCGCTCCATTTTCGCAATTGTATGTGATGCGATGTATAATAGACATTGTTTTTCTCTTTCTCATAGTGCGCAAGAATCGAGGATTCGTCGCTAGACTCAATATCCCACATATACGGGAGTGCAAATAAGAGCGATGTTTGCGGATTGACATTCATTACATGATTATCCAACATATCATACAGATATCTGATCTTATTTGAAAAGGGAATATTTCCCAACACGTATCCCTTGTATTGGATAATGTCCTCAATAACAAAAAATGATCTTTCACCTTCTTCTACAACAGTACCGTATAACAGTGTTCCGATACAGAGCTCATAGGATACGTTTTTGTCCGCAATCATTATTTTCGATATTTTTTTTGAGTAGGTATCGTGCTTGTTTTCACGGATCTCCATTAAATAGCATACATTCTCATTTTCATGGAAAGAAAAATAGGCATAATATTTCTTTCCATTGGGAATCGCAATTCCAATAGT